AAAAAGACATCTCAGAGTTGTCGTAATCCAAAGATGGGTTCAATGAACAAAAGTAAAAAACGTAGTTTTAAAAGATACAGAGGACAAGGTAGATAGCTATGATGAAATGTCGAGGTATGGGTAAAACCAGAAAGATGAAAAAAGGTGGTACTGTAAAAGATGCTTGTTATCGTAAAGTAAAAGCTAGCTACAAAGTCTTTCCTAGCGAAAACGCATCAGGTGCAATAGCGAAATGTAGAAAGAAAAAAGGTAAGTAGTGGCAGTTAGAAAGACCAAAAAAGGTCTAGCCCTAAAACGATGGTTTAAAGAAGAGTGGAAAGATGTAAGAACTGGTAAAGCCTGTGGTAGGAAAAAAGGTGAGAAACGTGGTACTCCTTATTGCAGGCCTAGTAAAAGAGTGTCTAGTAAGACTCCAAAAACATCTGGGGAGATGACAGCCGCTGAAAAGAAATCAAGAATAGCACAGAAGAAAAGACTAGGACAACCAGCAGGCCGTCCACGTAGAGTTGCCTCATTGAGAAGAAGGAAAAAGAAAACATAATGGAAAAGGAGAAGTCATGGCAAAAGGTGTGCCGCATTATTTTAGAGATGGGCGAGAACATAAAGGAGGAATGCATAAGATGCCTGGTGGTAAATTACATTCAGGTAAAACACACGGTAAGACTAGCAAAAGGTTATATCACTTCAAAGAGCTTCCTAAAACTGTGCAAGAAAAAATTAGAAAGCGGAAAAAGGAAAGTTAAATACGTCTGTTGTAAAGTTAGGGAGGATAAAACAGATACATCATGCAAGTGCGAGGAAAAGAAAAAGTAATCTGTAGTAAATGTGGAGAGTCTAAAGAGTTAAAAGATTATCCATATCGTAAGGAGACAAATAAGTATCGTCCATATTGTAAAGAGTGTAAGAACAAGGAAAATAGGGAATGGTATCAGAAAGGCAGCAACGCAGAGAAAACTAAGGCTCAAGTGCGTAAGTACAAAAGAAATAACAAAGATAGAGTCCGTTGCTCTAAGCATAAAATTGATCTAGATACTCTTCATAATATGTTGGATAAACAACAGTATACGTGTAAAATATGTGGTATAAAAGGAACTATAGAAACTTTATTTATAGACCATGACCACAACACAGGTAAAGTAAGAGGTTTACTCTGTCACTACTGTAACACAGGGTTAGGTTTTTTTAAAGATAGTACAAGTAGTTTAAAAAGTGCGATTAAATATTTAAAGGCAAATTATGGCAACTAGTGGAACAGCAACATTCAATCCAGAAATAGTCGAGATTGTAGAAGAAGCATATGAAAGATGTGGACTAGAATTACGTAGTGGATATGATTTAAAAACAGCAAGACGTAGTCTAGATATTATGGCTGCTGAGTGGTCTAATAAAGGGATTAATTTATGGACAGTTGAATCTGGCACAGTGTCACTAACTACAGGCACAGCTACTTATACTTTACCAGCAGATACAATTGATTTATTAGAAACAGTAATCAGAACTGGAAGTGGTTCCAACCAACAAGATTTATCTATTAACCGAATTTCAGTTTCAACCTATGCAACCATACCAAACAAAAACAACCAAGGGAGACCAATACAAATCTATGTCGACAGGCAAGCCACACCAAAAGTTAGCGTCTGGCCAACACCAGACTCATCCACAACCTATACGTTGGCTTATTGGAGGCTTAGAAGAATTGAAGATGCAGGTCGTGCTGGTAGTAATACTTATGATGTGCCTTCACGTTTCATTCCTTGTCTTGTTGCTGGACTTGCTTATCATATCGCCACTAAGCGCCCTGAAGTTGGACTTGACAGGGTTACGTTCCTTAAAGCAGCGTATGATGAACAGTTTACTCTCGCTGCAGATGAAGATAGAGACAAGTCATCAATCCAGTTCGCACCGAACATTACCTCATAAGGAGATTACTATGAAAGATAAAACAACATACCAACAACCAAAACCATGTCCAGTTCCAGACTTTGCAGGATACCCAGATAAAGTAGCTAATACACAGACAAATAAAATGAAGGGTTCAGGCGCTGCAACTAAAGGGACAGGGTTTTCTAAAAGAACTGCTTAATGACTCAGTTTGCTAGTGGGAAACTCGCATTTGGGTTTTGCGATATTTGTGGTTTTAGGTATAATTTAAATGAGTTAAAAGAATTAACGAAACGAAATAAGTTAGTTAATATCAGGGCTTGTCCTGAGTGTTGGAATCCAGACCAACCACAAAACGATTTGGGTAGCTTTCCTGTTGATGACCCACAGGCACTTAGAGACCCAAGACCTACTGGCGCTACATCAGGTAGAGGATTGTTTGGATTTAAACCTGTATTGGGGCAAAAAGTAAATATGGCTGTAGGTAAAGTAACTGTAAGGATAGGATAATGAATTATACCCAACTGGTACAAGCGATAAAAGATTATACAGAAAGCACTGAAACGTCTTTTGTCAGTCATATTGATGAAATAATAAAGCAATCAGAAAAGAAAATTTATAACGAAGTACAACTTCCTTATTTAAGAAAGAACGTAACAGGTAGCGCAACATCAGGAAATAAGTATGTGCAAACACCTACAGATTTTTTAGCAGTCTATTCTATGGCAATTATAGATGGAAGTAGCGATCAACATTTTTTATTAAATAAAGACGTTAACTTTATACGAGAAGCGTATGCCAATGCATCGACTCAAGCGCAACCAAAATACTATGCGTTATTTGACCATAATACTTTTATACTAGGCCCTACACCTGATAGCGCTTACAGTGTAGAATTACATTACTATTATTACCCAACATCTATTGTAACTGCTTCAACTACATGGTTAGGGGATAATTACGAACAGGCTTTACTGTATGCGTGTTTAGTTCAAGCGTATACGTATTTAAAAGGAGACCCTGATTTGATGGTTAACTACCAAAAACAATATCAGGAAAATATCGTTCAACTTAAAATGCTTGGTGATGGAAAAGATAGGCGTGATGCTTATCGTTCTGGACAAGTGAGATATGAGGTTAAATAATGCAAAGTGCTTTACTTGATACATTAGTTGGAGAAGCAAAAGTTATGTCAACACAGGGTCGTGGTATGACTCCTGAAGAGATTGCTAATCTAGCACTAGATAAAATTTTACATGTAGCAGATACAGCTCACCCTGCACTCAAAGAACAAGCTAGAGCATTTAAAGAAGATTTAAGAAAGATATTAGTGTTGTATATGAAACAAGCCATTAAAAGTGACCGTACAACATTATTTAATAAACTGAAAGACGCTGGGCTAACAAATGCAGCGAACATCATTACAAAGATATAGGAGTTTTTATGGCTATTACACAAGCAGTTACTACATCATTTAAAAAACAGTTACTAGAAGGAGCGCATGACTTTCGCTCTAGTGGCGACACAATTTATATGGCACTTTATACAAGTTCCGCTACTCTCGATGCATCAACTTCAGCTTACACAGCAACTGGTGAATCATCAGGTACAGGCTATGCTGCAGGGGGTCAAGAGCTAACTAAAGTTGCACCGACATCATCAGGTACTACAGCGTTTATTGACTTTGCTGATGAGACTTGGTCTACCGCTACAATTACAGCAAGGGGTGCGTTAATTTATAATACAACGCCAGCACACACATATACTAATCCTTCTGTACTTGTACTAGATTTTGGTGGAGATAAGACTTCCACTTCAGGAGATTTTACAGTTATTTTCCCCACTGCTGATGCATCAAACGCAATTTTAAGGTTAGCATAAATGGCTTTAGTATTTAAGGATAGAGTACGAGAAACGACAACAACGACTGGTACGGGTACAGTTACTCTTGCTGGCGCTGTGACAGGTTTTGACGCTTTTTCCGAAGTAGGTGATGGTAACACCACTTACTATGCTATAGTTCATCGTTCTGCTAATGAGTGGGAAGTTGGTACAGGAACATATACTGCATCAGGTACAACACTAGCTAGAACAACAGTTTTAGCGTCATCAAATTCAGGTTCAGCTACAAACTTTTCTGCGGGGACAAAGGACGTTTTTACAACTTATCCAGCAGGTAAAGCAGTGGATACAACAAAAGCTGAAGAAATAGCAATTCAGTTTGCAATAGCACTAGGATAATATTATGGCATTTAAATCAAAAACATCATCAAGTATTGGCACAAGTGGGTCTCCCACAACAGTTACAGATACAGTAGGAGCTGGAGATACTCATACAATTATTGGTTTATCTCTATCAAATAAAGTGACTTCTAATATTACGGTTACTGCTTCCATTACTAAAAACGCAGGGACATTGACTTACCTTGTTAAAGATGCAACCGTTCTTCCAGGTGGTACATTAGTTGTTATTGGTGGTGATCAAAAATTAGTTTTAGAAGCAGGTGATATTGTTCAAGCATATGCAAGCGCAGCGACTTCTGCTGATGCTGTAGTTAGTTATTTAGTATAGGAGATTAGATGTCATATATAGGTAACGCACAGAGTTTTCGAGTAGAAGGGAATGTACCAGGTAATTTAACTGTTTCAGGAAATACAACGATAAGTGGTAGTAGTACGACTGTAAATGGGAATGAAGTAAGAACTGTAGGAACAAGTGGAGCTATTCTTCAAGTTAAAAGCTCTATAAAAACTGATACTTTTTCAACAACAAGCACAAGTTTTGCTGATGTATCTGATTTATCTGTAACAATTACACCATCTAGCACATCAAACAAAGTTTTAGTATTAGTAACTCTTGGTGCGAACGGTAATACTACAAGTTCTGTTCTTTTTAATTTAGTAAGAAATTCTACTAACCTTGCTCAACCTGATAGTGGTGCTAACCCATCTACAATAAATCTTTTTAATACTGGAACTACAGATGTTGATAATGCTGCAATAAATTTTTTAGATTCTCCATCAACAACATCTTCAACAACTTATAAGATTCAAATGAGAGTTGATGGTGGAACAGGTTATTTAAATAGGCATACATCTAATACAAATTATAATTCTGTTTCAACAATAACAGTTATGGAGGTTGCAGGGTGAGTTATATAGGAAACGCACCAGGAGTTGCATCACAAAGATTAGTAAATGAATTTACAGCGACATCTGGGCAAACGACTTTTACACTAACTAATGCTTATACTGTAGGGTATGTTGATGTTTATTTAAATGGTGTAAAGTTAGTTGTTGATGATGATTTTACTGCAACAAATGGTACAACTGTAGTTCTAGGTACGGGTGCAACAGCAGGCGATAGTGTCAGTATAATTGCATACATACCTAGAGGTTTAGTATTAGATAATGGAGCTGTGGGTGGAACAGGAAATTTTGTGTTCTGGGAAAATGACACGGTAGTTAGCGCAGATTATCAAATAACAACTGGAAAGAATGCTGGTTCATTTGGCCCTGTCACGATCAATAGCGGCATAACTGTTACCATACCTGCTTCTTCAACATGGACTATAGTATAGGAGATTAAATGGCTTTATCAATAACTGGAAATGGAAGTCTGAACAATCTAGCATTGCCAAATGTTACGGGAACTGTGTTGAGTAATGGAAGTACAGCAGATTATCCTGCTGGAAGCCTTGTACAATTTAAACATGAAGCATTTAACGGTTCATTTTCTACATCGTCAT